GGACTCTATATCAATACAGATCTGCCGATGCCTGACGTAGAATATGCCTTAGTGACCTACACGGTTGAGGAATCAGATGACTACGAGTCTGTATGTGAGAGGATTGATAGTCGCAAGCGAGAACAGGCTGCAGAGAAGTTCGTGGTCGGCCAAGTCGATTCTATTATTAAATCGGAATTTATCCACGGAGTTATCAATGAAGTTACGAATAACAAACCAATTCGGCGCACCTCTGAATCTGCAAGGGTGTGATGGAATTAAAATTTCCCTGCCTTACGAAAATGGTGAGGTGCTTGAGAAAAGTAAGGTCACAGTTTTGGATCCGAATGATGGAAAAATTCAAATTGACCTCGATGATTTCGAGATTCAGGGCTTGAAAGTCGGACACGGCCAGACCTTTAGAGGGGAAGCAAAGTTCGGTGATACAACATATCACGTTGTTTTCGCGAAAGGTTTAAACGTAGAATTGAAGAATGAGAGGAAGATCATCGCATGACGCCAAGGGTGGAAGTCAAGTCGTTCGAACTCGAGATAAAAGACGCCGACAGCAACGGAATGATTCGTGGTTACGCGTCCACGTTCGGAAACATCGACCAGGGACTGGACGTGGTGGACAAGGGCGCGTTCAAGAAATCTATCAAGGAGTCGAAGGGCTTGTTTCCGATTCTAGCGGATCACAACCCGGCGAATCAGATTGGTTGGAATCTAAGGGCCGAAGAGGACGACAAAGGTCTCTTCGTGGAAGGAAAACTCGACTTAAACGTGCAAGCCGCGCGCGAAAAATACAGCCTAGCGAAGACAGCAATGGAAGCCGGTGCGAAGATGGGTTTGTCGATCGGGTACATGACGATCAAGGCGGAACCGGACCGGACACAACCAAGCGTTCGACGTCTTAAAGAGCTGAAACTGTTCGAATATTCTATCGTGACCTTCCCAATGAACACCTCAGCAATGATCACCAGCATGAAAGCGGACTTTGATAAGATTCGCAATGTTGACAGCATAAAGAAATTAATTACAGAATTGAAACAACACGGCATCACGCATAGCGATTTGCTTTTGGCACTCCAGGATGAGGGAGCCGCCTACGCTGAATTTGATCCGACCATTGGTCAATCATTACAGCAGTTGATTGCAACGATGAGAGCCTAAAACACACTAGGAGAAAATCAAATGGAATTGCAAAAGCACATTGATGGACTTCAGACTGCGTTTGCTGAGTTTAAATCAGCCAACGACGCTCGTCTGAAAGCCATTGAGTCGAAGGGCTATGCGCCCGCAGACCTTGTCGAGAAAGTGGATAAGCTCAATGCTGCCATCAGCGAGAAGGAAGAAGAAATCAAGTCGATCAAAACCGCAATGGCTCGCACGAACCAAACCGGTGGAGAACAAAATCAAAACAAAGACGAAAAATCTCAGAAGTACGAAGCTGCCCTGAAGTCTTATATTCGTCGTGGCGGTAACGAAGCAGAAGTCAAATCTCTCTCTTCAGATTCTGATCAAGACGGCGGATTCTTAATCACGCCTGAAATGAGTTCAGAAGTTGTGAAGAAGATTTATGAGACTTCTCCAATGCGAGAACACGCTTCTGTTCAAACAATCGGCACTAACGAACTCGAGATCCTTGAGGACTTGGACGAAGCTGGGGCGGGTTGGGTTGGAGAGACAGAAGTTCGCGCAGAAACCTCAACACCAAAACTCCACCAGATTTCAATCCCAGTTCATGAAATCTATGCTGAGCCAAAAGCTACGCAAAGATTCTTGGACGACGCTTCGATCAACGTTGAATCATGGTTGTCTGGCAAAGTTGCTGATAAGTTCGGTCGTATCGAGAACACAGCTTTCGTCCTTGGCGATGGCGTTAAAAAGCCGAAAGGCGTTCTTGCTTATGCGGCTGGAACCGGTTTCGGTCAACTCGAGCAGGTTTCAACTGGTCACTCAACGGCAATCATTCCTGATTCTCTTATCAACCTGATCTACGCTCTCAAAGGCGCTTACCGCAAAAACGGCAAGTTCTTCATGAAGCGCGGAACAGTGAAGGATTTGAGAAAGTTCAAAGACGCGGAAAACCGTTATCTTTGGGCCCCCGGAATGGACGGAAACACTTCCGGTTCAATCTTAGGATACGAAATTGTCGAGTTCGACGATATGCCAGCCGTAGCGGCAAACGCCCTACCTGTTGCTTTCGGTGACATGAAACAAGCTTACCAAATCGTTGATCGCCTGGGCATCCGTGTGTTGCGTGATCCGTTCACAGCAAAACCGTATGTCAAATTCTACACTACTAAGCGTGTTGGTGGCGGAGTGAAAAACTTCGAAGCACTGAAGCTCTTAAAAGTACAAGCGTAAGAGGTAAAAAACTATGTGGAAAAATATTAAACCAAGTCTTTACCATCAAAAAGTAATCGACGCTCAAACAGTTACAGCAGATGTCAACTCGGCATCTGTTGACTGCCAGGACATCAACTCGTTGGCGTTCTTGGTGGCCGTGGCTGCTTTTGCATTCTCCGGCGCGAACAAAATCGCGCTGAAGTTGCAAGAGTCAGATGACAATTCAACATGGGCAGACGTCAGCGAAGTGTACGAAGGTACAGCGCCGAATCCGATCGTGTTGGACGAAGCAGGCAAAGGAGACAAATCTCACCTTGTCGAGTACCGCGGCGGAAAGCGCTACGCTCGATTGGTGTTGGACGTGTCTGGCACTGTGTCTGTAGCGATGTCAGCCGTCGCAATTAGCAATAAACCAGAATTGATGCCTCCTCAATAATCGGCTCTTTTTTGTCATGATGGGCGCGAGGTACTCCTGTAACTCGCGCCCTGAAAGCATAGAGCCTAAGGCCCGTCGGAGGACTTTATTGTTAACGGGCCTTATTTTTTATTATGAAGACAAAGCAAGTTTATATGCTTACTAATGGGTACGCGGTCCTGCCCGATGGTTTCGAGTCGTTTCTTTATGCCGGTTTGGGTTATACTCTTAAGGAAGAAGACGCCGAATCCATGATCAAAGAAGGTCTCGCGATTCCGATGGAGGATCCAGATGGCGCACCTAAAGCTAAAAACCTCACCGACGACAAGCCCGGTAAGCGTAAGCGAGGCAAAGGATTATCTCCGCGTCGACGGAAACCTTGAGGACTCTCGCATCGACACCATGATCAAGGCGGCTGTTGCTGCTCTTGAAAAATACACGGACCAAAAATTCGTTTCTCAAGTATGGCTCCAGTACATGGATCGTTTCCCAATGAACTACTCGAAAGACTGGTGGGACGGCGTGAAGGAAATGCCTACCACTGAACTCTATTCACCTTGCAACGACATCGTGCTGTTGACGGGCCCTCTGCGCAGTCTGATTTCTTTCAAGACCTATGCGGACGACGGCGTTGGGGTTGCGTTTGATCCTTCCAATTACGTCCTGGACCTGTCTGGTCAGAAGGGGCGAATCGCTTTAAAAATTGGCGCTGTTTGGCCGACCACAATTCTGCGTCGACTGAACGGCATTGAAATCGAATTCGAAGTCGGTATGGCAGCGGACGCTGCGGGAGTGCCACACGAAGTAAAGCAAGCCGTTCTGGAATACGTTTCCGTTCTTTACGAGAACCGTGGCGACGAGAAGCCGGCAATCCCGGTTTCTGCGCTGTCTCTGGTTGAGCCGCACCGAATCTTTAAGGCTGGGTTGAATGCCTGAGGTAAACATATCTGAACTCAGACACAGGATTACTTTCCAGGACATGACGAGGGCCTCAGACAGCCAAGGTGGGCACACGACCACTTGGGTGGACGTAACTACGGTTTGGGCCAAAATAAGCCCAGCCAGCGGCATGGAGAGCGTTTTTGCGCAGACTATTACGCCAAAGTACGACCACAATATAATTATCCGCAACACAACCGGGCTGCACCCCAGAATGAGAATCAAGTACGGTGACAGGTTTTTTCAGATTCACTCTATTGCCAGGGTTGATGAACGCCGATGGTGGATCAAAATCCTAGCAAAAGAAGGGGTTGCGTCTTGAAGTTTAAAGGCTCTATTTCTGTTAAGAACAAATTCTCCAAGTTCTCTGACTTCAGCAAGAACATGGACAAGATCATGAGCCAAGCCAATGGAATGGCAGCCCTGGAAATTCGCAACGAGGCCGTGAAGATGATCTCAGAGAACGGTGATGGCGAGTCCGTCACGCGCTACAATCCCAAGCGCAAAGTGAACGTTTCCTCTCCCGGGGACCCGCCAAACGCAGACACCGGACGGTTGATCCAAAGCATCAAGGTTGAAAGAGACGGTTTGGCGTATCTGGTTGGAACAAATCTCCGCTACGGAGCTCATTTGGAATTCGGAACCAAAGACATGGCACCTAGACCTTGGCTTAGTGTTGCCGTGAAGAACGTTGCTCGCGACGTGCCTAAGTTCTACGAGGCTGCTTACGAGAACTTCGTGAAAGGACTGAAGGGATGACCTGGGCACCTCAGGAATTGCAAAAAACAATTTACGCAGTCCTCACAGGTGATGTTACGTTGATGTCGAAAATCACCGCGGTCTACGATTCTGCTGCCGTCCCAGAGGCGCCGGTGTTTCCGTATATCACCATTGGTGAAGGCACTATGGAGAATCGATCTAATCATACGTGGAGAGGCTGGAGCGCACCTCTCACGATTCACGTTTGGTATCAGGAACCAGGTCGAGGCCGTAAGAAGGTCCAAGAAATCCAGGCCGAAATCGACAGGCTTCTGAATATGCAGGATATTTGTGTTGACGGGTGGAACATTGTTAACTTGCGCGCTCAGACGGTCGATGTAATCATTGACAGTGACAATGTCACACTCCACGGGATTCAAATCTTTAACCTTTTATTAGGAGAGGCATAAAAATATGGGAGTTTGTAATACAAACAGAAAAGAAATCGGCGGTAAGGATTTAATCCTTAAGAAGTGCAAGCAGTTTGACAACATTGGCACGACAAGCGGCTCTTCAAGCGTGACTGTCACAGCTCACGGTTGCAAAGTCGGCGACATTGTGAAGTTTCTCACAATCGGTACTTTGGCAGTTGTGAATCTGACAGACTTTTACGCGGTTGTAGAAGTTGTTGATGCTAACACAATTAAGATCGCGGCGGCTCCGGGCGGAACAGCTCTTGTGATGGACGCGACTACAACGACTGTCGATATCTTGCTTTACCGCACGCTCGGTGGTGTGCGATCAGCTGAAATTGCTTTCAGTTCTGAAGGCGTGGACGTTACGAACGTTGATAGCGACAACTGGAAAACAATGCTCGACGATGCTGGAATTCGATCGGCATCCATTTCTGCTTCGGGAGTTTACACTTCAGAAACCGTATTCCGAGAATTGAGAACAGACTCTCTTAATAACGCCCTCACTTGCTTGGCTTTCTGCGATGCTAAAACAAAAGAAGTCATCGAAGGCTGTTTCAAGATCACCGAAGTTTCAGTTTCTGCGGAGTACGACGCCGAAGGTCAATACTCAATCAGCGGTGAAAGTGCTGGACCGGTAACAATTTTTGCGTTCCCTTAATAGTGAATGGCAAATAAATTTCGAAACGAATCTCAGATTAAAATCGGAGGGGTAGAAATACTCCTCCGACCTACTTTTGAAAACTGCGCAAACCTCGAGGCCTCTCTTGGTTACGGGCTTCAAGCTCTCGCCATGAAGCTGTCAGAAGCCGCAAAAGACTCCAAGAAAATGCCGGTCTCAACTGACCTCGTAAAAGTGGTCTATTTCTGTCAGGCAGAAAAGAAATACACTCTTGAAGAAGTTTGGGACTTTGCTAAGATAGAGGGAACAATCAATATCATTGCCCCGATTCTGATATTCATCAGCACAATTACTACCGGAGACAAGACTCAAGTCGAAGCCAGCTTCTCTGACGTAAAAAAAAATCAGTAACCCAGCCCTCTGAGCCTAAGGAAATACCTTGGGATTTGCTTTTAGCTATAGGAGTTACTAAACTAGGTTTAACGCCTGAATCGTTTTGGAAAATTACATTTGGTGAGTGGTGGCCGATTTACAACGCCGTGTTCGGGCGAACTAAGCCGATGACTTCAAACGAGGTCAAATCTTTAGAGGAGGCCTGGGCGCGTGGCAACACTTGAAGAATTAGTCGTTAGGCTCGAAGCCGATAATGCCAAACTAGTATCCGCTCTCGAAGAATCCGCAAAGGTCACATCTCGTTCCGCCAAGCAAATGGAAGATGCTATATCAAGCTTCTCTGAACAGAGCAGTAAACAAACAAGCAAGTTCAGCGGCGTAATGCAAGTCTTCGCTGGAACTGTTCTGGCCCAGGTCGCTGTAAAGGCAGCAGAATTGGCGGCAGAAGCTTTCAGAGCTTTAATTGCAAACTTTGGTGAGGGCGTCGGTGAAGCAGCAGAGTTCGAGCAACAGATGGCACGCTTATCGAATTCTCTTGCTCTGAATGGTCATTTTACAAAAGAAGCAATCGACGGTCTTTCTGACTGGATCGACGAGATGGAGAAGTTATCCGGCGTTGACGACGCAGTCATTGCCGGAAATCTTGCAATGCTTTCTTCAATGACAAAGCTCAACACCGAAGGCTTGAAGCAAGCGCAAGAAGCAGCTATTAACCTTTCAGCTGGACTTGGAATTGACTTAGCGCAGGCCACAAAGCTGGTTGCTAAGGCTGCAGAAGGAAGTACAGACGGGTTCAAGCGTTGGGGAATAAGTATCGCCGAGTCCGCAGATAAGGGTCAGACGTTCTCTGATACGCTTAAAAAAATTGAAAACAGCTTTTCAGGAGCTGCTCTTGCAAAGACGAAAACATATCAAGGTTCGCTCGACCTGTTAAAAGGATCTTGGGGTAATTTATTCCAAGCAATCGGTGACATTGTTGTAAAAAATCCAGCCGTAATTGCGGCCATGAAAGAGATCACAAAAGTGATTTCGAGCATGACTGACTACGTGAAGGACAATGCTGATAACTGGAGAAGAGGTTTTGCTAACGCGATAGTTACCGCTATAAACATCTTGGGAGTGTTCGCACAAGCAGCGAACATGGCGTTGATGCCGTTGAAAATTATTCTGAATGATATTTCAATGCGCGTTCAAGCCGTAGTAGATACGTTCCAAGCAGCGGGAGCCGTCCTTAGCGGAAAAGGTTTCGCAGCAGCAGCAGAGGCTTTTAAAGAAACAAGAGAAAAAGCTGTCGCATTAAAAGATTCAGTAGTCGATATGGTCAACATGAGAGGGCCACTGGACGGATTGGTTCAGAAGATTGCTGACTTTGGAGCCGCAGTTGAATCAGCCGGATCAACAGCTACAACGACAAATGAGCAAAATAAAAAAGACTTGAGGGAATTAACTGCTCTTGAATTACAAAGGCTAGAGGCTGCTCGGGCGTTTGCTGACGGTGTTCTTCAATCTTCAAACGAAGTAAATGCTGCTTACATGCTTGAGCAAGATAATCTAGAAGCTAAGCACGCAGCTGAACTCATCAGTTTCGAAACCTATAAGAAGGACAAACTCGACAGTCTCGCTGATCAGCAGTTAAAAGAGATGGAGATTCTAGCAAAATCTCTTGCCGATAAAGAAATGTTGAGGGCCGCCGAAAAGCAACTAGAAGCCCAACACGCTAATGATCGTTTGAAACTTCAGACAGACCTTCAGAAAAAAGAAGAAGAAATCAATAAGAGAAAACTTCAAGGATTCTCTAATTTCTTCGGAAACCTTGCGGCACTTCAAAGCGCGAGTTCAAAAGAATTATTTGCTATAGGTAAAGCTGCCGCTGTAGCGCAAGCAACAATCGACGGTTACGCAGCAATTCAAGGCGCGTATAAACAGGGTTCTATTATTGGCGGACCACCACTTGGAGCTTTATTTGCAGCGGCGGCAGGGGTTGCGACTGCTGCTAATCTGGCAAAAATCACCGGAGCAAGTCTTGCTTCTGGTATTGATTCTGTTCCGGGAGTAGGAACAAAGGATAACTTCCCAGCGGTTCTTGCTCCAGGTGAGCGCGTTGTTCCTTCGGAAACGAATAAGGACCTCACGGAGTTCTTGCAGAGCGAGAGAAATCGACAACAACCTGCGCCTGTTTTCAACCTGAACTTCTACGGACCTGTATGGTCTGACAAAGCTTCTGCTGGTGCTGAGATTGTTGACGCCATCAACGAGGCCGTATCAAGAGGGATGAGCTTGAGAATATTGGGGACGACATGAGTGCACTGAAGACGCTTTCAGTTTTTTACTACGGGACCAACATCACCAAGGAAAATCAAAATCTCAACTTTGATGAAGGCTCAGGTGAATTAACTGCCGTCATTCCAGTCGGAGATTACACACTGACGGAGTTTGCCGAAGCCATTGCTGTTGCGATGTCTCTTGCGGGAACGCAGGACTACAGCGTGGCTTTGGACAGAGACACTCGTAAGCTGACCATTTCCGCTGCTAGCAACTTCTCGTTATTGCCTTTCACGGGTTCGCAAATCGGAACCGGGCCTTGGGATTTATTGGGATACACTCAAACCTCAGACAAGACCGGCTCTAATTCCTACGAGTCAGAGTCTGGAGCTGGATATGAATACCGGCCGCAACTCTTGCTGGGTCAGTACATTCAGCCAGAAGATTTTGAATTGAAGGAAAGTGCCGTCGTGAACACGTCTGTCAGCGGTGTTGTGCAAACACTACAATTCGGTGACGGTCAACGCATGCAATGCAATATCCGTGGCGCCTCAAACGTCGTTGGCATAAAGACGTCACCGTTCTACGAGAACGCTACAGGGTTGCAGGACCTGCGCGAATTCCTCAAGTACCTCATCACCAAAGCCAAGATCGAGTTCATGCCCGACGTTGACGACCGCGCGACTTACTACAGCCTGCTTCTGGAGTCGACAAAGGCGGATAGGTCTGGAACAAAATTCACCATTGAAAATATGGACGGATCGAATAACTTTTTTGAATCAGGTCTTTTGACGTTCAGGAAAGTGATCGAATGATGAGCGTAGCAGTTATTTTTTTTTGCTGGCTCTGTATTTATGGAAAAGGAGAAAGAACGTGACAGTTTCAAATGGACAATTAGCAAATCAAACCACGTTCAATAGCAGCTTCATGTCCAGGGAGGTCGACACCGATACCGTTGGCAGGGTTGATTTCAAGAACGCAGTTCCGGCTTCAGGACCAAACGTATTCAACATTCAACGCTTCTTAAACGCAGTGGCTTCGGCTCTGGGTATGACGACAGCGGAAGTCTACAGTTTCTTATTCACTTATTCTTCCGATGTTGTCGGTGCCCCGAATGACACGGTTTTAGATCGATTGAGTGCCTTGACAGAGAAGTTCCGCGGCGGTGCAGGGCTGTCTCACGCGCACACGGGCGCGGACGGGCAAGGCGAAAAAATTAGCGCTGAAGATCTGTTGGATATAAATAATTACTTTGCCGAGTGGCAATCCATCACTAAGTCAGCAGTCACCGGAACAACTTCTAACATAACAACTGAAATGACCGGAAAATTAGCGGACGGAAGTTCTACTCAACAAGGCGTTATTGTCGACGCGCCTTCTAACAAAGTTGCCATATTCGACTCTTTAACTGGACAGCAGTTCGAGGACTCTCAAGGTCAGAAGGTATTCGGAAGAATAACTCATTCTGCCGGAGTTTGGACTCTTACTTTTTATACGAATGAAGCTGGAGTTGAAACAAGTTACAATTTCACAGTATCTAGTAATTTGCAGGTGTTTTTTCTAGAAGTGTTCACGCTGGAAACAAGGCCTACAATTCCGTCTACTCCTGAATTTGGATCATTGGACGTAACAGGAGACGTTGTGGACGCGTCAGAATTGAAGCGAGGTGTTGTTAATCTCCTGGCCCAATCGTTTGCCGGTTACAAAACTTTCACTGACGGTCTATCCATACAAGATGTTCTTGAACTTTATAAGACTGTCGATTCGACAACAACCGGATCTGATCAGACTGTTACTGCGAGTCAACCTTTCATAGTCCTGACGAACGCTTCATTATCTTCTATATCTGGAATTCTAAATGATTCGAAGAGTAGATTAGTAGTTGTTTTGAATAAAACCGGAAACGGAATAGTTCTTAAGCATGATGATGTCGCGGCTCTTTCTTCTAATAGGATTTTAATTCCAAACGGTTCAAACCTTGATTGGCCAAATAATCAAGCCATGTCGTTTGCCTATGATAACACTAACTCGAAATGGGTTTTAGTTGGCGGAACATCGTCTTGGTCAAACATCATGATTTCTGATTCTGACTTTCACCAGTGGTGGGGCGGAGTCGTTCCGGTGGTTCAATTAAAAAGAAATTCATCGGCTGGAGTTATTTGGTACGGATCTCAGGATCATGACAGCGGAACACCAAGCGGACAAGAATTTGTTATTCTTGGAACTGGCCACAACGTAGGAAATTCTGGCGGCGCGCAGGTTACAACTGGAGAATTAGACCTAACAACGGGTGACGCTGACGGTATAGCAAATACTGGTCCTATTTATATTTTGTCTGGAGCAAAAACGGCGTCCGCAACTGGTGGAAATACTGGCCCGGTGTTTATTCAATCAGGACCTGTCAACGGAGGAAACGGAGACTCTGGTCAGTTCTTACAGCAGTCGGGGAACGTTTCAGGATCAGGAAGAACGGGCGACTTCATTAATAGAACTGGAGATTCGATCAATGGTGATTCTGGCGACATATTATTTGAGACCGGATCAGCCCCTGGAGGTACTCGCGGGACTGTTTTCAACAGGGGAAGAATTGCAGAATTTGAAGTAGACGAATATCTAAAAGTAAAAAACGGAAAAGGTTTAAGATTATTCGATTCAGACAATTCAAATTATTCAGGATTTAAAGCTCATCCAACAACCATCCAGGACAGGGAATATGTTTTACCGCCTTCCGACGGTTCGTCAGGACAAGTTATTTCAACAGATGGTTCTGGGAATTTATCTTGGACAACTGTTTCTGGCGGAACGCCAATATTTGGAAAACAAACTTTTACTCTAAACGGTACCGACATAACAAACCAATATGTAGATCTTTCTCAGGTTATACTTGCAAATAGTTTAGATTTCATGCTCAACGGATTAATTTATCGAGAAGGTGCGGATTACTCCGTTAGCTTGACGGGTGGTGTGGCTGGAAAAACAAGGGTCACTTTCTTGGGGGACTTAGCAAGCGGAGGTTCTTCGGCGTTGGCTTCTGGTGATATTGTTTACGTGAAATACAATTACTGAGGTGAATAAATGAGCAGACCAGTATCGAAACAAATGAACTTCACTTCCCCTACAATAACAACTTATTTGTCCGGGTCTGGAACTTATACACCGCCAGCCGGATGTAAATTCTTGGTTATCAAAGCGGTGGGCGGAGGAGGAAGCGGTTCAGGAAACTCTACTAATATAGCTAACAACGGCGGAGCCGGGAATAATGGTAACAATACAACTTTTGGGTCGCTGATAACCTGTAACGGTGGCGGAGCGGGCTTGTATAATAGTCCGAGCGGTCTCGGAGGGTCCGCGACAATCAATGCGCCGGCAATAGGAAACGTTTTTACTGGCGAACATGGAGAAATTTCATATTATTACAATACTAGTGCTTACGAGGCTCCGGGCGGGAGGGGTGGAGCAAGCTTACTTGGTCCAAGTCAAAGGGGCTGGACCATTCAACCAGGCGGCGCGGGGCTTAGGGGCGCCGGTGGTTCGGGTGGAGCTTCATTCCTTGCGAGCACCGCTTTTAGAA